TACATTTGTCTGTAATGTAGTTATATTACTATTTAATGTATTTATTTGTAATGTATGTACATCTATTTGATTTTGAAGATTTGTTATATCTATTGTTGTTGGTACAGATACAACTACTAATTTGTTTAAATCATCAACGGCAAGTACTTTAGGGTTATTTGTAGTACTATAAGGTTTTAAATAGTAGTTTTGTAGTATAATATAATCATTAATTGTTTTAGGATTTAATATAATATTTTGCGAATATATTGTTATATCATTACTACCTAAAACTATATTTGAATTATAATTATTAACTTCTAATGTTAGACGGTAAGAATGACCAATATTCATATTATAGTTACTAGTAGTGTCAATTTCAACATAACCATATCCCAGCATATTATCATTTGCAATTAAAGAAATATCACCAGATATTAAACTTAAACCTGAGTAAGAAGATCCACCAGATGGATCAGACTTAGTACCCATTTCTATATGAGTTTTTGAAACTTTAATTGGATTTCCACCCATATCTGTATTATAAGACCCTATGTGTACTTCACCTGGATTAGGTATTGTTGATTCAGGGTTACTTAAATCAAATGTTTCTTTATAATATTTAAATTCTGGATTATATACAACATTTAATGTAGAATTTGTTATAATATTAGCAAAAAGATTATTTAAATTATCATGTAATTTTTCTAAAGAATCTCCTATTGAACCAAGTATAATAACGTTTGTAGGATCTCCTGGATTTTGAGGAGGTATTGTTATACTATATGTTTTATTTAAAAATATTTTATTTTCATTAATTTTTCCTACGGACAAACTTAATTCGTTTGGTAAAGAATCAATTTTAATTTCTGAATTTTCTAATAACGATTTAAAATTAAACGTAAATCCATCTCTATCTTTAAATAAAAAATCACCAGCACCTATATTTTTAATATTCATACAAGTTAATACTTGTTGTAATGCTAAAATTAATCTTTGATAATCAGATGCTTTTGGTACTTTACATTTATCAAAAGACATTTGTAATTCTTGAATTATATTACAAAATTCATTATAAGATATAGTACAGGTACCACATCCAGATAATGTTGGACAAGGAGTTATTGGTGTTATAGGTGTATTATCATTACAACCACTATTACATGGATTATTCATATATATTTTCTTGTATTAAATTATAATTAATATCATTTTCATTTATTATATTATATATATCAATATAATTATTTTGAATTGATTTATAATTACATATATTTTTATTTTTACTTTTAAGATTTAACTCTATTTCTTTTAGTTTTTTTAAATTATCAAAATTATTAATATATTCACAAAAATCTTTTAATTTATAAATAATATTTAAATAATTTAATGATTTTAAATCTAATTTACCATAAATGATAGCACCTTTATATTCTCTAGTTAGTGTACCTATTATTGTATTTGCTTCTTGAATATTCATTATAATAATTCATTATTTATGTATGTAGTATTTATTAGTGTTTTATTTGAAAACTCATTACATTTTGTACATGCTGATTTACATGATATACAAATATTATTTTTACATAAAGTATCTAATGATTTTATTAAATTAAAAACTTCATCATAATAACCTAATTGTAATCCTAATTTAACTCCTTCTAGTGTTTGATTTATATTTAAAATATTATCATCAACTTTTGTATCACAAGGATTTTTTTCAAGTATTTTACTTAAAAGACAATCATAATATTCCATTAAGTTTGCTACAACACCCAGTCTTTTTTTATCAATACAATCATCTACAGAATTACATATACCGAATTCTAGGAAGAATATACCGTTAAATACATCACCTTCAATATTTACATCACTTGTATTTATTGTAAAGACTTCTTTATTAGAATCTTGTATGAATTTAGAATTTAATTGAATACATTTAGATTCGTCTTTAAATGTATTTTTATTCCAGAATTTTAATGATGTAAATACACTATCAATATCAGTTTGTACTGAAACGTTGATTTTTGTCTTATCTGAAGATATACTTAATATATTGAAACAAATCATAATTTACAAATATAATATAAAATAAGGGAAAAGTCAAGTAACAATTCCCTTATTTTATTAGTTGTTTTATTTTTATACTTACACTAAATCTGGAAGTTCTAAGATTGTTAATCCTGTAACAGTTCTAAGTTTTGCTAAAACTGCATTGGCTACTACAAAAGTACCAGGTGCTTCTTCAAATCCTAAAAACAAACTTCGTTTTTGTCTTTCAATATTAACATAATCACGATCTTGATGATAATGAATAATAACAGTATTGTATGTTTTTCCAGATTGAGTCCAAAATTCACCATCAAAAGATGAAGGGAAACCAACTTCTCTTGAATAATCTCCATTATTCCAGCCATTAAAGAACCACTCTGTATTACGCATTGCTTTATATGTCCCAGTTCCTGGATTAACGTTTTGACTAATTTCAACGTCTAATACATCATACACAGAACTCGCACAGTCTTGTTTGTAACAATTATCTATAACAGATGTTTCAACATCAAAATATACAGGATCACCTTCATTTTTAGCTTGAATAAAAGGTTGAATTAATCCTACAATTTCAATATAACTCAATAATGGATCTAAATCATAATTACTTGAAATTTGAAATTGTGAACCAAGTCCTTCTTTACTTACAGCTTTTTTTAAGTTAGCTTCCATTTCTGATAATATATCTTGGTATGTAGTTGAAGCATTTGTAACAACTACAAATCCGAATATATGTCTAAAATTTTCAGGTGATTGAATACCATCATATAATCTAATGGCAATTCTATAAGTAGCATTATTAATAGGAGTTCCACTAAAGCCTGTAACTTTTACAATTTTACCTAATTCAGGTGTATATTTAAAAGCTGTAATTCGATCTATTGCTTTTGGATTTATTTTTTCGCTATAATTTTCACCTCTAGATCCGTCGTTTTTTTGTGCAACGTAAAAAGGTTTATTTAATGCAATATCTCCACCATCAGCACCTAAGACAGCTACATCTAATGCTATTGCATTATCTAAAAAGTCTTTTGTACTTACTTCTGTTGAAAGAGCTTTACCTATTAATAGTTTTCCTCTTTGAAATGGTAATGTAACACTCATTTGTTTATTTTTATTATTTTAATTATTATTATTATTTATTTGTACTTTATTTTGTAATGAACTTTCTCTGTAATCTAATGTTGCAAGTTGAACTGCCCTATCAATTATTTCAGGATGTATTTCTTTATCTAATTCTGATTCAGATGGACCTGTTTTTCCATCAATACTTAAATTTAAACCTTGTAATTCAGAATCTGTAATTAAATCTACTAGTATAATTGGTTCTGGATATTTTAAATATTTAATAAAATATGATTCTATTCTAATTTTATTTACAATTTCAACTTTATTTAATCTAGTATCAATTCTATAACATCTATTATTATTTGGTTCTCGAAAAGGATTTTTTAATTTTTCATGAATTTCATCATGATTTAAAGGAATCACTTCAACTTCGTTTAAACAATAAGGGTCTAAATAAGCTTTTTCAAATTTTATTAAAAATACATCTGATGGTAAATCAAAAAAAGTAGATCTAAATTTAGGTGATGTTTTATTTACAATAGTACTTGTAGGGTTTAAAGATTTTTCTCTTAATATACCTTTTAAATCAACACGTCTTTTTTCATTACCTTCAAAAGTTTTTTGATATTTATTTAATAAATCATCGTTATTTTTAATTAATTCTAATTGAGCTCTTGTTAAATAAACTGATTTTTCATAATTATTTAAACCAGGTGCTCCTTTAGATGCTATATTATCATATCTTAAATCAAATTCATTATTAAATTCAGATAATGTCATTATTTTTTCTTTTTAGTTGCGTTATTAATTCTCGCTTCTAATATATCTTTTAATTCTATATTTAAAGGATTATTTAAATAAGACACTGTTGCTGATAAACTTGGTAAATTTCCTTTTTCCCATAATTCAACACCTTCTACCGTGTGATATTTTTCTTTATCTTTTTTAATAGCTCCAACTTGAATTGCTTGATTTATTAAACATATTGTTTCAAAATTAACATCTTCTAATAAATTTATAAAATCACTAGTTCTTTCTTCAACTAAAACTTGAACTTCATCTTGTAAAAAATCTAAATCAGCATTTTCACCAACTCTTTTACCTAACATTTGAAGTATAATCGCTTTTAATGTATTTTTATCAGATTCATATTTATTATACAATTTCCAAGCTCTATTTTTTAAAGATGCCTTTTTACCTTTAACTTTTTCAGTATCACCCTCTTCTACAATTACAAACTGATATGTTGGTTTATTAGATCTCTCTTTTTCTTCTAAGCTTGATGCAATTACATCTGACCATGTTAGCAATACTTTATATGCAATATAACCATCTGGTTCTGATAAGTCTAAGTAATTGTCTGTTTTGAATAATGCGGGAGTATAATATTTTTTCATATAATCTCCATAAATAGATAAATCAAAACCTACTATTTTTTCTAAACCTTCTTTTTCTTCAACCGTAAAAGGGTTTTTTAAACTTCTACCATCTCTAAGTGGACATACTGGAAATTGTCTTTTTGCACCTTCCATTAAACCACCAGATATCATATGATTTTCTGACACATTAGCTGCGATACCTTTGTTTCGTTTTATAAATTTTACTGTAACTTTTTTTTGAGGTAAAGTAAAACCTTTATTTATTTCTCCCATTGTATAAAATTTTATTCTTTAAAAAGACCTACTTGATTAAGGTACAAGTAGGAAAACCTTATTTATTTTAATTTAATATCTTAATAAAATAAGATTGTAGGAATATAAGATGCAGTTCTTGTTGGATCTTTAACCATAGCTCCAAATACTCCATACACAGTGATAGTTGCAGAATCTTCCATTCTACCCATATCCATATTACCAACTTGTCCTGTAAATGGATTTCTGAAACCCCATTGATAACCTCTAATATCTTCCATACCTTTTACAGATACTTTTTGAATATTAGGTTCTCTTTCTGGTCCCATATATAAAATATCGTATCTATATGATTCAGCTACACCACCTGACGGATGTAAAATTTTATTTCTAACTTTATCGTCATACATTGGATCTACTTCAACCATTACATGAATATTATTTGCAAACACCCATTCAGTAAACTGATAACCACCTTTTAAAGCATTAGGATGTAAAGGAGAAGATGTTTTTTGAATAGATGCTGGATTATTTGTTGATTGATATGGAGTCCAAGCTACACCTAATGTATTTACTGCTTGATGAAATTGTTTTGCTCCACGTTCACCTGTTCTAATAACAAACTTTCTTTCATCCATTTCTAATTTACCTTCAGATAATTCATGTAACATATCTTCCAACATGCTTAATGAGAAATTATTGTAAGGTATAACATTCGCAACTTCCATTTGTTCTCTAATACCAGATCCACCTTCAATAACGAAACCTGATTTACCTTCATTTAAGAAATCACCATTTAAACTTCTATTTGAAATACCGAACATAGTACCTAAAGCTTTCAAACGAGAAACTCTTTGCTCAATTCTCCAGAATACTTCTTGCATCCAAGTAGTAAATGTTTTAGTTGTTCTAGGATTAGAAGGATCTACAATTTCTATTTTAGAATAACAAATATCTGTATTAGGACTAACAGTTAACATGTTACCAGGAACCTTATGTTCAATTCTTAATCTTGAAGTAGTATTCTTCATTTCAAATGGAGATGAGAATTCGATATCAGAACCTTTAATAGACATGGTTGATTCTACAGGAGAACCTTCAATACTAAATCTATGACCAGGTAATAATTCATATCCTGGAATACCGTCTTTAGTTAAATCACCACCCCATATTTCAACTTGATATACATATCTATTAATAGCTTCTTCATAAGGATCTCCTAAAATTCTGAATTGATAGATATCTGGTTTTTCACCTGATATAACCTGTACATCTGAAAAATATCTCTCACCAAAAATTAATTCTACAACAGTTCTTTGAGCTCCTACATTTTCAGTAGTATCTAAAACTATATCTCCATTCCATCTTGCTTCAATTAAAGGAATCGTTCTTTCAAATGAACCTACAAGCTTCCATGTAAAATCACCCTCATCGTCTAAATATTTAATAGGTAATTTACTTAATACCGTATCGATATTTCGCATACCTGCAGTCTGTAATAACACACCTACAATTTGAGATGCTTTTTGTGGTTGTAATTGGAAAATCCTACCTAAGTGATTCTTAGTAGTTAGACCTGCCCAATATTTTCCTTTGTATGTAACAAATTTACTTATTGCCATTTTGTTTTATTTATGTTTAATTATTATTTATTATTGTATGTTTAAATCCCAACCTGATAAATCTAATGAATTTTGTTCATTATCTACAAACGATGGTTCATTACCACTATCAATTGAAAAATTATTTTTTCTTAAATTATTTTCTAATTCTAAAATCGAACTAGACCTACCTTTTGTTTTAAAATAATCCCAATCTTTAAATCCTTTTGTAACTGTATATGTATATGCTAAATTATAAACAAAATCAACAGGATTTTCTCTCCTATATTTCATAATTTCATTTTCAGCTTCACCAGTATTAGGATTTTTACTAACTGGTTTTGTAATTGTATTAAAAATTTGATCTTTAGCTGTTTTAGATATTGGAATACCTTTTAAAACTTCACTAGTATCAAATACTTTAGATTTAATTAAATCTGTTTCTTTTTTAGCTTCTTCTTTTCTTCGTGTTATTTCTAATTCACGCTCTTCAGCTTCTTCTTCTTCAACTTCAGTGATTCTATCTAAAATACTTTGTTTTGCATCTTTAGCATCATCAACCCAATCTTCAGATAAAATACTTCTTTCAGTATATTTTTTTGCTTTCTCTTCGGTATAACCTTTATTAATAAAATCTTGATATATTAATTGAGATGCTACATTCTTGTCTTTAGCTAAAATATTATCAGTAACTTTTTCTAGTTGTGCTTTTACTGTCTCTCGTTTTTTAAAATCTTCAGTTACGACTTCTTTTTTAACTTGTTCAAGTTGTTCTTTCGTTTGTACTTCTATTTCTTTTTTAATTAATTCTACAAAAGAATCAACGTCTTTAATATTTTTAATACTATCAGGATCCGCAGAAGGAAGTACACCTTGTTCGTGTAAGACTTTAGCTAAAGGACTGTATAAGCTGGGAGAAGACTTTTTTTGATCATTACTGAAGTCATAATCTTCCTCCTCGTCATCCTCAACCCCGTCTACTTTCTCTAGAGAATCTGCACCCCCTTCAACATGGTTTGTATTATTTTCTACATCAAGATCATTATTGTCTTGTTCTAATTCTTCTTTTTGAGATTCACTATCGTCAAAATCAAAAACTTCTTCTAAATCTACTGTATCTGACAGTAAGTCCATACTTAATCCAAATTCTTCTCCCATTCTAAAATTTATTTTACAAATATATATTTATTTTTTTTTTAAATCAAGTAAATCAATGCTTATTAAATTAGTCTAATAAACAATATGTAGTATTCTGAATATTAATTGTATTTTGTTTTTATAACAATTAAAATATTATTTACTTGAAATTACTTTTTTAGTTTTTGCTATTTTTTCTTTTGATTCTAATTCTTTTATTTTTAAATCGTATTCTTGTTTCATCTCTTTATCTCTTAATTTCATTTCATTTAAGAGTTGTAATTTTTTATTTTCTAATTCTCCAGCTACTTTCATTCTATCAATTTCAATCCAATCTTTTTCAAAATCATCCATTTTATGATTTCTATTTAAATCTTCATATACATTATCCATTTGATTTTGAATAGCATCTACTTCACGTATTTTTAATTTAGTTTTATTATTTTCGTCAATCTCGTATTTTTTAAGATTTTGTTCAGATTCAAAGGCAGCTTGTTGTTGTTCAAGATTTGCTTGAAATTGTTTAGATTGTTCTTCTTGAGCTTTAGCATCGCGTTCATTCTTTTCATCTTCAGCATTTTCAATTTTCTTTCTAATATCAGCAATAGAATTAGAAGTATATAAATCCAATACAGTTCTAAAAGAACCTCCATTTTGCATAAAGGCTTGTACCATCATATCTAATTTTTGTTTCAATTCTCTAATATTAGTGGAAGAAACTATTTGTATATCAAAATCACAAGAACGAATATCATCACCATCTACCTCTAACGATAATTGAGTTAGATCATCTGAAATGTATTGTATAATTTTTTTATTATTTTTTAATGCATGTTTAGCTGTATCTAAAAATACAGATAATACTCGTTTTTTAAAGTCTTCGTGTTTACTAAACCACCATTCTGTAATATGACTCGATTGATTCACTGAACGTTCTACACCACCAACAGTTTCTCTATTTGAAACATTTCCTTCTCTTTGATTAGATATACCACCAACAGTTCCCATTTCCATTTTTATAAAATCTAAAAGAGAAATGTGTTGTTGAATATAATTACCTGTTTCTAAATCAATAGCTCGTGTATTAGAGCCATTTGTAGCACCTGCCAACTTGCCCATAGCAGCACCTTTAGATCCTTCTTTAAATCCATCCATAAATCCTATACCTATAGAACTTGCATAGTGTAACCATTTAGCAGGATCCCATCCATCAGGTACCGTGCTAATATCTAATAATAGTATCTTACCTAAGTTTTTAGCTATAGCTGTATTTAAACGATCCCATATGACATCATATAAATATTGATATTGTTTCATTCTATCAATTAATGATACAGCTCTTCCCTGTCCAGTATTGTATATTTCACCAACTACCCCTGGATGACATTTTGAAGGATTTGATAAACTGTTATATTGTATTTTTCTAGGTCTCATTGCTAAATAAATATCCTTATCTATTTTAACACCCTGCCAAAATTCATTAACCCAAAAT